TGCACCTTGTGGACCAATTTCGCCCTGTGGACCCTGTGCACCTTGTGGACCAAATTCGCCCTGTGGACCCTGTGCACCTTGTGGACCAACTTCGCCCTGTGGACCCTGTGCACCCTGTGGACCCTGTGCACCCTGTGGACCAATTTCGCCTTGTGGACCTTGCTCGCCCTGTGGACCTTGTGGACCAGCTGCTCCTGCTCCTCCTATGCCCCAAGACCCATCACCTCTCAAGACATTGCTTATATTTCCATCGAGATTAATTGAAACAATATTCCCAAAATTTCCCGATGTAGTATTACCAGATACAACTAGATTTTCGATAGTAAGCGTAAGAGTAGTTTGATCGAATAAAAAATCTGCACTGCCATCAAAAGAACCATTGTTATTAAATTGAACTGATCCAGTGACTCCCCCGGGTATAATAACGTTTTCGGTAATATTATTAGTGATGTATTGTGGTTCTTGTAGTGTAAGAAAGACATTTGCACCCTCAAATACCGCACCTTTTTCTGCCAATGCATTAAGACCTTCAATACCGTCGCCATAGTAGCTGATTCTTGATCCCGAGGAGCTACCTGGGTTTGTGGCAGTTGATATATTGTTTAAATTATTATTTGTTATTGTAGCTAGAGAGCCGGTTGTTCTTTCAGGGTAATAACCTTCAGTGGTGGTATTAACTGATTTAACACGCAAATTTTCATTAGATCCCACAACAACATTTTCAACTATGTTATTAGCTGATTTAACTCGTGTAGGAATATTGGAACTAGATACTGTATTTTCAACCGTGGTATTAGTGGATTTAGCTCTAACAGTGGTATTATTGCTGCCGGAACTAGTTGGTATTGTGGAAGGTTGATTAACAACTCGTGTTGACGAGTTATTGGGATTTGAATAAGGTGAGTCGACAGTAGTTGGAGATTTAACGGCCATATTGCATGATCTTTAAGATATTTATCTCAAAACAAATTTAAGTCCAAGTCGTTGACTTAACGTTTCAAGTAAATACAAAAATCTCTAGCAATAATCAGTGATTAAATTCGGTCGTTGATGGTATTCCAATTGATAATACGCCAAATATTGTCAAAATATTTTTCTTTATCCCATTGATAATCCAGTGCCCAAGCATGTTCCCATGCATCGATCAGCAATGCAATATCAGTTCTCACCGCATGATTGCGTATGGTTTTGATATCGCCCGATGTAGACAAATATACCCATCCGCTGCCCTGAATCGCCATGAATTTTTCTTTCATAGCGATTTTAAAGTCATCAAATGTTTTAAATTTTCGTTCGATGAGTTCTAGACTAGCGCCTTTGGGGCGATTAGAGCCACTGGGTTTTTGGAATTGCGGAAAAAATTTATTATGTAGATAGCTACCTGCACGATTAAAATCAGGATCGCCTTGATTTTCGTTATATCGTTTGGCATATCCACGAGCCAAGTGTTCGTAGTGATATTCCAGACTATTTCTACTAAGAACCGGATTTAGATCGTCTATGCTGTAGGGCAAAGGTTGTGTTTCTAATTTTTCCGGTGTAGTTCTAGCTTCAATTAATTTGATCCAATTTCTCATCAAGTATTTATTATTTTCTTCTGACAATTCTGCCACGGGTGAGATCATAAGGACTAAATTCAATCAAAACACCGTCACCTAATAGAATTTTGATGTCATTTTGTCGCATTCTGCCCGACATATATCCAATTACTAGTTGTCCGGATAATTCCAGTTGAACTTTAAACATGGTATTGGGTAGCACGTCAACCACTTGCCCTTCTAACTGAATACTTTCTTCTTTGGCCATATAATATATATATTATCCTAGTGTAAATTTAACTGAAATCACGCGGTCGTAACGAAAACTACGCCAACTTGATTGATCGAGATCCCATACAACACAAACATCCTTGTTGATTTTTTTTGTTTTTGAATTCTCTTGGTCATTGTCGGGCAACAAATCTGTCTTGAGAGTAGCCGACATGACACGTAGTGTGCCATCAGATTTTGTAAATTCCACTGTGACAACTTCGGTTTTCAACAAGTCTTTCAACCATTGTTTAAATATCTCTTGTTCTTGTTGATTAAAGTCTTTATAGCCCATGTATTATCTCCTCATATGTGCAGAATCCACTGCAGATTCTGCGCTGAAAATAGGTTGTAGACAACTTTTATGTTGAACAGCAATTCCCAACACTTTGTCACCGGTATATACCGGTGTGGGTTTACTGCTGACAGCACCAGTGTGATTTGATCTCAAACTGGGAATATGTTGTGTTGTGTCACGACCTGGTGGGATACGTGGTGTCAGATATGTAGAAGATGTCAGGCTCTTTTTATTGGATTGCCCTGCCATGGGGCTGAGTTTGGCCAGTTCTTTCATTTTAAGTTGCCATTGAGATTCCAGTTGTTGATGTTGACGTTTTTGTTCGGCACTGTTCCATTTTTGGGCACCACGTCGACGTCCTGTAGTAGTCAATGCTGGATGAGCAAGATGCATGGTCATGTGATTATCACTCAAAAATCATATTATAGCAAGACAGCAAATTCAAGTCAATCATTTAAAAAATATCAAAGCCATTAGTATAGATTGTGCAGCAAAGCCCAGTCCAATGGTCACAGTATTTAAAACATCTTTTTGTATGACTGATTTCATGAAAATCAGTATCAATGCTGCCCAAATCAATAAAATCATTTCAATTGGTATCATTTGGTCTGAGATTCCTTGATGAATTGCCAACAAACTGGGCAGACTAGAGGCATGTAGCAGACAGATGGCACTCCAGCCAATGGATTCTGTGGAAATGTTTTTTATAGCATTGGTTATTTTTTCAAAAAAAGCACGAATATCGAAATTTTTAAACATGTTGTTATGCGCCTATGTATTGGGAGATTAAATTTTCTTATAGAAAATATGTCGACCGATTTTACCGATGCGAGTCATGGATTTAGTCCATTGCGGTGCTGCAATGTAGTCTGCGTGATAGTAGAGTGCTTGATTCATAGATGTCAATCTAAAATTTTCCAATAGCACTTTTTTGGCCACCTCATAGCTTTCGTCATAATGTTTTTGATTAACTGGTCTAACTCGATGACTGGTATTACAATACCAACTGAATTGACAAACTGTTTTGCCGAGATAGTTGTTTTTTTGATATACCACTTCACAAATATCTTTGGAGAAGTCTCGATGGTTGGATCTGTTGATAGTGACTTGTGCCACTGCTACTTTGCCTTCAAATGGTTCTAATGCAGCTTCACGATAGATATTGATGGCCAAACAGTTGAGTTGACGCACACGGTCACGTGCAGTGATGATTTCTCCTTGAAAGAGATTTTGTTTTTCTTTCAAAGAATTAAATTTTTCAGCAGTGACTAAATTCATCACCATATACAAGCCGAAAAAAATCAATAGATAAACAGACCATTTAATAGGTCTAAACATATTTACTCCAATCAGTAGTTTTTATTTACTCAATTATTAAGACTATTCCAGATCTGGATTTTTTCTAAAATTTGTTTTTCTAGATCTCGATATTCCTGTCCCAACTTGCGTAGATTTTCCCAATCTTGTTCCAGTTTTTGATTCACTGTCAACACATTGATTCTTTGTGAAACAATTTCTAACTTGTGACTGATTTCTTGTATAAATGATTTCAAACTGACATCTCCCAGTTTGATATCTCCTGCTTCAATCTTGACAGATTGCGTTGTGTTGGAATCATAACTACCGCTGATTGTCAGTGGATTCCACCCAGTCACTGGAATTGGTGGTATAATAGTAGAGTATGAATTTTTGTCAGGTAAGGTCAAGACAAAATTTTCATCGGAGAGATCAAGCACTCCCTGTAATGGTATATTGATATGATCAGTTTCATTGTCCATGACAATAGTTATGATAATAACTGTCGAGTGATATAATTATACCACTCGACAGATTCAAGCTGAATCTCAAACAGTTTCAACTTGAGGTTCAGTGGTATTCACTGAACCCACTGGGTCTGACTTGGCAGACGATTGTTTGTTGGATTTGGTCACACGTGATGCCGGAACACTGACTTCTTGTCGACGAGTATCTCGTGATTTTTCTGCCAGTTTATTGGACACTGCTTCTCCAGCAGCACCATCGGTGATACCCAATTCTTGTAGATATTTCAGAGCGTCCAATTTGGACATTGGGCGAGGAAGTTCCACAAGATTGATATCTGTGCAGCCATGTTTGGCCAAGATTTTGACACGACTGACCATGTCATTGGCAAAACGAGTTTTGGTGATACCATTTTGTGTTGCAGTTCCAGCTACGGTAAAGAGTTTTTCAGTTTGAGCCATGATAAATGCCTTTCAAAGTTGCCTTGAGTTGAGTTGAAGTTAAAATGCCAATTTTTGGCATATTCAAATAATAGTTGATTTTCGGTGACAAGTCAACCATTAATGAATTCTTTTGATTGAAAAACTGCAGTCAAAGGAAACAGTTTTTCAAGTTCGCGGGCCAAGGTGCAACGGCCCCACGATTCAGTGTCGGTGATGATTGATGTTGAGTTTGATAAAAATCTTGATAGATTTTTTCAAGTTCGTCTCGGCTATAGCCATTGTGAAACCAATCTTTGAGTTGCATGTCAATATCCATTGATGAATTTATTGCAAAAATAAAATTATACTGGGTCTGTGTATTTAGGTCAAGTTCGGTGTGGTTTTTTGACCCATGACATCATTTGACCAATTGAAATTGCCTAATGACTTGTTGAGCTTGAGATAGATCCAAAATTTCTCGATCATTTTCAAAATAATCAATAATTCGTGGATTGAGATCCATGTTCCATTTGATATAAAAAAGTTGTGTCATGATATTTCCTTAGGTATGAAAAATTTTTTTGATTCCGGCTGCTGATATAGCACTTTCACAGACTTTACAGGGTCTAGCTAATTTTGGTCGACCTTGATTGTCCCATCGACTGACCACAATTTTATCAGCTCGCCCTAGATCACGACATCTCACAATGGCATGCACTTCGGCATGCAAAAACTGTCGATCAGGTTCCCCTGCTTGTTGTGCATGTCGAGCTTGCATGGGGTGTGTTTTTACATAACTATTATAGCCAATGCTCAACACACGACCGCGACGATCATAAATTATGGCCTTGATTGTCTGTCTTTTTTTCGACATTGTCACTGCAATTCATTACAATAATGCTATTATAGACAACATCAAAGTTTTGGTCAAATCATTTTGCCACAATAAATGTAATGAGATCGTGCTCATTGGAGAAATAAAATTTGTATATACCAAAATTCTGATCATCCGACGGCTGTATCAGTTGCCATCGCCAATGCGATTTGATCTCTTGTCTGCACCAATTCAAAGTGGGGTCTAACCACTGCCTGGGTTTGTTGACTACACAAGAAAAATTTAAATTTTCATGCTCATTGTCAAACATTATAGTATTTTAATTTGAAAAAAGTCATGGCTTGTTGAGTTTGAAAATCTAGATAAGTTTGCCAAACCACACCTTGATCTTCATTCCAATGACGATGTCTTCTCACAGTAAAGCTCAAAACTTCTCGCATCTTGGATCTGATCAATAATACACTAGGAGGATATTCTCGAGAAATTCTTTGATGAATTTTAGCCCAATCAGAATCTGAAATTGCCAACGTGGTCATATATTAGCCCATCGAAGTTGAAACAACATATAATCTCGATCGTCTTTTATATATATGATTTTTATTGTTCCCAAACTATTATCATAACACCATTGATATAATTCGGCGCTGATATTATTATAGACTTTGGGTCCTGGTCCAAAATATTGATTGCACCAAGACAATATTTCTTGAAATTTGTGCTGGCTGGTGAGATTGTTATAGATAATGACATTCATGACATCAACAATAATTCAAATGCAGTGGCATATTCGTATCCACTACAAAACAACGGTTTAAAAAAATATTGTCGCCGGTAGATTTTTTTAAACCATACCCACTGACCACTGACAGTTTTTTTAGGCAACCATGGTCGATAATTATGCCACGAGTCATATGCGTAGCCAAGTCGAACAGACCTCAGAGATGTGGTCATGAAATCACAACCACCGCAATGAAAAGAATGCAGCATCATGATGATCTTGAAAGTAGTAGTCATTGTGATCTCGATAATAGACAACATTCCACCTTAGGCGAAATTTTCCCAAATTATCAAGCAGCCAACTTTCTAGAGTAGTGGGATTGAAATTATCTGTTACTGTAACAGAAATTTTGTTCGGCCAAAATTCTTTCTTTAATCTTCTCATGACCACCTCAATATAAACATTGTGGCATCTCTTTCATTCTCAAAGACCAATCGATCATAGTGAGGTGCTATGCCTAAACTATTACGCAATAATCGTTGGCTCATTGCTTGCTCAATTTCAGCACCTTGTTCTTTTAGCCACCTTCTAAATGCAAACGCCCAAACCCGATCATCATTTTCCAACATGGGCATAATATTATTTTTGAAATGTATTTGTAGATTATACCATAGGTCAGGATTGTCTACATATTTCATTATGACCACCTCAACAAAAACCAAGTGTAATCTTTTTCTGATTCAAATTCTGCATAATGAACATTAATACCGTCTGCCGTTTTCCTTGAAGAGCCAACATCAACCCGATATAATTCCCGCAGTTTATCGCTAATTTCCAATTGTGCCGATACATTATACTCTTGTCTAATTGACTCAAGACAGTATATAAACATTTGATACAATTCAGGATTAATGCTACGACCAATAGCTACTTTTACAGTCATGATTCGACTTCATCCCAATATTCATAATTTATAGTGACTTGATAGGGCCAAACCCCGGTTTTGGAAGTCATCATGCCCATCGTAACATAAATGCACTGAGTTGTTGAGAATCATCAAATAACACTGTGCTACCTTTGATATCTCCACCATTGATTCGACACCACTCAACTAGAATTTCTATATTGTCAGCCCAATAAACATAATCAGTTAATAAAACCAGATAACCCGACAAATTTGACAATTCACTGTCAACTACTACAACACGCTGTTTTTTCCATTGATCTAATATATCTTCTGAATAAATTTTTGTCATTTAAGACCAATATAATTTAAATATCACTGCATCTCGACTATTGAAAAATTCAAAAACATTTCCGTATCTTTGCCATTGACTATCAGTCACATTGACTTTTAAAAATTTCCAAATTTGCTGTCTAAATTTCAATGATTGCCATTTGACTACATCAAGTTCGACAGTGAGTTTTTCTTGACATTCATGTTGCAACATTGTTTTTTTCTCTATCGCAGAAATCCGAGAGAATTTTTTCTACCATTTGATTTAATGTGATATCTTGTTCATGAGCCCGTAGCATGAGTTTAAATAGTTCGTCATCATTGAGATCAATAGGCAATTTGACTCTTTTGTCGAATTCACGATGATTGACGATGGCTGCTGCTTTGTCTAACATGTCGTCTGCTAATTCCAAATCAATATATTTGACATCATCATAGGCCACATCCTTGTCCTTGCTGCCAAGTTTTTCCAAAATTTCTTGATTATAGGCAATCGCATACTGAGGATGAGTCCATCGATAACTGCATTGGGATCGATAGTCATGTGCTTCCATTTGATATACCAATTGTGTCTGTAGATCGAAAATCATACCAACACTGACACCATCGTCATGATGCCCATCCCAACTATCAAGTCTATAGGCATGATCACCAAAACAAGACCAAAGATAGTCACTGCCTTCGGTGATACGGTAGTTTATGGTTTCCATGAAATTTCGAATAGTAATCATGCTGTTGATCCTTTTAAAATTTAGTGAGAAGTTTTGGTAACTTGGGTTTGTTGACTGTTTTGTGAAAAAAATATTTTTGCAATTGATCATACCAATCAATGGCTTGTGATTCTGCCGAAAAACTGGGACTGGATTTTTGTTTTTCCAGTTGCCAATAATAAGTTTGATGATTTTTATCATGAATCAATTTCAAAACTACTCTCCTTTGTGTGATCTGTGACTGTCGAAATCATTTAACCAAATGTTTAACCAATCTCTCATGAGCAAAATATATACCGGTCTATTGGCCAATATTGGACTCCAAAGTGTTCTAAAAATACGAAATGCAAACCAATGATACCATCGTATTTTATGCATAAAAACAATTTCAGTCAATGATATAGTGTTGTTTGATATGTTCAATGGCTTGAACATTATCATAGACATGAATCAATAAAAAATCCATTATTTCATGATCTTGACAAAATTGATGACCTAATTTCATACCATAAAGAGCTTGAAATACAAATTGTCGATACCAAATGTCAAATTTTTCTTGTGAAATTTTTCGTTTGATATGATTTTTTTGATAGTGCAGAATACTCAACACAATAAATCATGTATCCAATTTTTGGGTTTGTTGTTGAGCCACAACACGTTCCACAGCAACACGTAGAGTATCACTGTAGTTCAAAGCCTGTTGAGGGGTCATGACAGTGCTTTGACTATACTCAACACAACCACGAACCCAAACTGACCAGGTGACTTTTAACCTGTGTGTCAACGCATTTAGAAATCCACGAACATAAAAATTGAGTTCAAACAACAAAGAGTTTTCAATTTCGTAGCTCTTGTGTTGACGGAAAGGATCATCCCACCAGGAAGTTTTCTGTGTGGTATAAGTCTCTACAATGACTTCGCCGTGAGTTTCTTCTATTGTGAAAACAATGGCATCATCTTCGTTACCACAACTACATTCTACTCTATAGGTTTCAAACCCAGGTGCATTGTAAGTCTGCATGATGCCCAACGCAGGAGTCTGTGATACTAAATTCATGTTATTCCTTGATTTGTTCTACAATGAGATCACCCCATACCCACATCTCACTGTCGGTATGAATCCATCCATCACTTTCCCACCCATCATAGTCATCTTCGTCCCAGATGTTTTCTAGACGATCACGTTCATCATCATCCATGTCATCGGGCCATATAACATCACTATGCCACCCATCCCAAGTTTCTTCTAACTCACATTCTTCGATGTTGTTGCCTTCACAAAAATTCATGTCAATGGCATCTAAGTCAGCATCACCAAAAGGCACACTAACAAATTCAAATTGTGGTTGTTGATTGTCACTGGTAGTGACAATCCAAGTGCCTGACCGCCATCCTGTAATACGTCGAATAGCCATGCCATCTTTTTCCCAAATTTCATGTTCTTCGACTGATTTTTTGTTGATTGGAATTACACGCCAAAGTGCCATTTTATTTCCTTATGTCCAGAGAGATTCTCTAATTTTGATTAGTCTGATTAACATGGCTTCATCTTCGTCACGATATTGTTGTTCAATTTCTTGAGTGAGATCCAGTGCCGTTTTAACTTCCTGTCGTTCTTCCTCGGTTTCATTTTCGTGATCAAAGATATCAAGAACACTGCCTCCCTCTCTATGACGACTGCAAATTTCACTCCATCCACTGACCTTGTGTGGATCGGGTCTCTTGGGATAGACTTCTTTCCACCAGTGATATAGTTCTTCTATTTCACGAGCTCTTAGTGCTTGATGGATAGGTTGTCCATAATTTTCATCACCGGGGTCAACTCCCCATGTTTCGTCGCAGACCAAACTTTTTTCCCAAGCAATAAGATCTAGTCCAGCTTGAGCATTGCGCCAGGTGCGCCAACGAAACCAACCCACACCCCAAAATGGCACATGGTATTTGGCTCTGGCTTCTTGATCAAAGGCAATGTGTTTCCACGCCATTTCTATTTCGACGAAATTAACCAGTTCGTCGAAAAGGCAAGGAAGAATACGATTGCCCAGATCACACCAATCACCGGGCTTGATGTGGCTTGAGTCAGCAGTAAGGCCATGAGTGCGGCTAACCCAGCGGTTATTGATATAGTATTTGATGTCATATAGTCGATCCGGAATATAGTGAATAAAGGATTGAACAGCATTTAAAGCTTCTTCGGCAATCCAATAACGAATTGGATGTGCTTGTTTAGCTTGTTTGTTCCATCTGCGCCATTCAGCCGAGGTACCGGCATCGAGTTTTGGGGTACCTCGAATACGATCAGCAAATTTAGTACAAGACCAATAATGTTTTCTCATAATTAAATTTCAATAAATTTCAATTGAAAATTTTCAGCACAAGGTTCATATCCAATATATCCACGCGGATTACAGATTATTCGGCAAGTGCCGATCATGTAGTCAAAGTTGTGATGTGTATGACCATGAGTCCATAATTTAACTTGAGGATGATCTAAAATAAACTCACTGAGATCACTGGCATATGCTCCATTGATGTCTTTATTATTTTTATATTGTTCATGAATGGACAAAAAAGAAGGCGCCATGTGACCAACTACCACACACTTTCGATCGAAATTTTCTTCGATCACAGTTTGAATATATTGCACACTTCTACGATGTTGTTCGGCTGTATGTGCAGGACGTAGTTTGGTATAACCCAAATCATTATGCCTTATCAGGCGATAATCATTCATCATGTTCGCAAC